TTTTCTTCGTCTTTTTCTTCGTCTTTTTCTTCGTCTTTTTCTTCGTCTTTTTCTTCGTCTTTTTCTTCGTCTTTTTCTTCGTCTTTTTCTTCGTCTTTTTCTTCGTCTTTTTCTTCGTCTTTTTCTTCGTCTTTTTCTTTTACGTCATCTTTTTCCCCATATTTGCAGGGATATAGAACAATCGGTTCAGTGGATAAATTTTTTGAAAGTTTTTCGAGAGAATATATGTCTTTACTGAACCAGGATTCGATTGATGAATCGACGGGAAAATTATAAATATTTTTACTTTTGGTCAATTCATATATAGTTGCCCAATGGTATTTGGCGTTTTTACGAGTGACACTTTGTATGAAATAATATACGACGTTTACGTCTAATATTATACATAAATTTTTGGATTCCTTGTTGAAAATAAACCCTTTATATGATGTTTCGGAAAATAAACGTTTCACTTCAACATCCACAACTTCATCCTCTAACATAGATGTGACATGCCCCTGGGCGAAATTAACGATTTCAATGTGTTTTGCAGATTCTTTTCCGGTAATTTTTCCATCAAGATTTTCCTCAAAAATAGTAGGGTCTGATATGAAAGAAGGAAAGTAGTGCATCCCTTTGATATTCTCCACCAAAAATAACGTGCAAGGAATTTCTAGAGGACTTTTCGTCATTTTAGTGCAATACAATGCGATTGATACATTAATCGTTTCTGAAAAATCATCAATTGACCGGGAAAATCCAGCATCCCCATGCTCTTTCTCATTGTCATCTCCCTCTTCTTTTTCATCATCAGTTTCTTCTTTCTCATCATCATCAGTTTCTTCTTTCTCATCATCATCATCAGATTCTTCTTTCTCATCATCATCATCATATTCTTCTTTCATATCATCATCAGATTCTTCTTTCATATCATCATCGTCAGATTCTTCTTTCTCATCATCATCATCAGATTCTTCTTTCTCACCATCATCAGATTCTTCTTCATCTTCGTCGCCGTCTTCCGATTCGTCGCCTTCATCTTCGTCGCCGTCTTCCGATTCGTCGCCTTCATCTTCGTCGCCGTCTTCCGATTCATTATTATCTTCATCTTCGTCGCCGTCTTCCGATTCATCATCTTCATCTTCGTCGCCTTCATCTTCGTCGCCTTCATCTTCGTCGCCCTCTTCCGGTTCATCAATTTCCTCTTCCGGTTCATCAATTTCCTCTTCCGGTTCATCAATTTCCTCTTCAGATTCGTCTTCTTTTTTATCATTTTCGGGTTCCTTAGTAATAATACCAGATGTGTCTTTTTTTTCAGGGGTGACGGATTCCGTACGGAAAAGATATTCTCTTAGTTTCTTAGTAAATCCTGACAAATTCATTTATATATACTCCCTACTAAATAATAACACAACCTAAACTCATTTTACAGTTATCAAATAAAATATATTAAAAAAACATATAAATAAACTTCACTTATAATTGTACAGTAGAAAGCAGAACAACCCGCAAATAAACCCCTTAAAATGACATCGATTGTTTCCGAGACTGAATATTATTACCAGGATGGTTTTTACGCTCCGTCATGCGATGACACAAACACCCTACAATCAGATTCATCGACCAAGAGCGGCAAAATAAAGGAAAAACAGACACGTTCATATGCCCATGTTTTCCAGGTAAAATCCAAAATCACACTTATGCCGATCAAAGTGAGGGCATTTGAAACACTCCAAGTCATTGGAGCACCATTAAGAAATGCAATCACTGGGTTGCCTTGTCGAAACCGAGATAATAAATGTTGCAAATATGGTTCATCTGATGAATATGATTATTTCAAGATCCGAGATATTTCCAACTTGAAAAAGGGAGGACTTGTTTTTTTCTATGACAGCCCTGATCAATATGAACGTCATTTCCAAAAATCTCTGCCCGAGAATGTGACGAAATCTTGGAACGGTGACGCGTAAAAATAGAATAAATAAAAAATTGATAAGTTAAACCTTCATATCAGAAGAAGTTATGAGAAAACATGGATAAACTATTTAAATCATTGCCGACGGAATTACAGTGGGAAATTATGGAAAAATTTGTCGGTACGCACGTTGTCAGGAATGGAAAATTGAGACGAAAATTGAGACACGACCAATACTTTTCGCCCTATAAAAATTTAGAATACCATAACTATTTTAATAACAAGACCTGTCTGAAACAACCACTCAAAAAATTTGACAATATGTCACGGCACTCTTATCCGGGTCGATATCTTCAGGGTAGTCTTTTAGACAAGGCTTATATTTATGGAAGGGAAACCGGTAGCGTAGTTTCCGCGTTTGTGTTCATAAATATCGGCATATTGGTGGTGTTTCACAATGTTTTCAGGGACGAAATTAGCTATGGTTACTACGGAGGAAAAACTGCCACGGTGACTTTGATCAATGGCAATTACCAAAAGCACCCGACATGGGCCATTATAAAAATCCCGAAATTGCCCGAAAAATATATGAGGGCATATTCAATTTCCCAAGAAAAATTAGATCAGATTACGAATGAAGAATGGGATTACAATCGGCGGAAAGGAGATAAAAATTATTACAATCCAGATTTGATGGTAAAAATTATGGCAGAGCGGGTTCAGATTGAAAGAGACATGGACGAGGCATCATTCACAATACAACTTCCGGAATTGACTCTAAATGAGTTATGTTATTATGCAGTTCAGCAGTATGAACTGCCCAGATACATCAAACGTTCATATGAGTCGTATCCATTTACAAATAAAAAACTAGGAAGAAAAAGTGAGACGATGAAACTATTTTGGAGTCCACGAAGGGCTCTGAGTTTTGGAAGATAAAATATCTCCTATGGAGAAAAACTCGAAATTATTTTTTCTTGTTTTTGTTCTTCTTCTTGTTTGACTTTTTCGAATTTGTATTCTCTATTTTTGCTACTAATTCATCGAGTTCTGCATTCGTGGTTGTCTCTGTCACTGGTTTAATACCGGAGCGTAACTGGACTTCTCCACCTCCTTCTAATTGTTTGTAGACGAATCGGTTCGGATCATTTGTTGTTTCCAAGACAAAATTAGCCTCTTTCTTTTTGTCTAATTTTGCCCGCAGTCTCTCCTTGGTAGACTGCATTTTCATCATTCTATCGATTGCATTAGTGTCGACTCGAGTATTTTTTCCACCACCCATAGCAGAAGCCATATTCTGAAACATTTCCTTCATTTCTTTAGAATTCCCTCCCATTTCCTTCATTTTTTTCAACATATCTCCGGCTTCTCTCATGATATCTTCTTGAGATAGATCTCCGGCCTTCATCTTATCTTGGAATTTTGTGTTAATCTTCTGGACAATCTTTAAAAATTTGTCCGGGTGGCGGATGAGGTTTTTGAAAACTTCTTTGGGATCTGCGTTTTCGTTAATATTATTCGCATCTATACCGAACGATTCTTGAATATCCTCACTCAACTCTTCCATTAACTCCTTCGCCAATCCACCCAATTTACCCCCGAACAACCCTTTTAAGTGATCGTTGATATTGTCCGCATCAGGCATGTCATTCTGATCAAAATGAGGAACCTCATTTGAACTCATATCGAACATGGAGCCCATTTTTTCGAAAATGTCTTCCATTTCCTTTTCAGCTCCATCCATATCCACATCGTCATCGTCTTCAGTTGATTGGGTGAATGTATTTGCAAAGGTTTCAAATGTGTTTTGCATTTTATCTTTCATGTCGCCTCCTTCTTTGAAAAAGTCTCCAATATTGCCCATCGCACTCGCTAGTTTTTCCTGCAATTCAGTTTCGTCGATGCCCTCGAATAAATTCATTGTATCTCCAAATTCAGCCTTATCTTTCAAGGTTCCTACAATCGTGAACAAAATTAACTGGATATATTTCCACAAAGATTCCCGCGTTTTTTCGGTAACACCGTTGCAATGATATAATCTGTAAAAATCAACACCCGGTAAAAATTGCAAATTGTATTTTTTTTTAGGATCAAACATGTCTTCGTTCTGATACAAAATATCAAAAAAACGCTCTGGATAAACAACTAAACAATGCAAATAAAGGTGTTTCCATTCGGTCTCATTTGTTTGTGCATTATATCCAGACCATAAAGATTTAAATTCAGGAAAAGTAAGGCTGAGCGCACTTGTGAAATCAAGGATTAGTGAAGGGAACTTTTCCGGATAAGTTCTTTCGTTTTTCGGTGCTTCGCTTGACATGTTTCTATTTTAGTTGCATTTCTTTTATACCATATTTTTCTGAAATCATAAAATATTGTATTAAAACCATTTTTTTATTTCTAAATGTTTATGATCTCTATCTAAAGGCTGCGGTCTCGCCATGGGCATAACGAGAGAACTTTGGTCCTGGCAATATTTCAAGTATCCAATCGATTCATTAAACACAGCGGGAACTGCATAATCTAGAACGAACTGGTTCAAAACTTCGGTTTGTTTCGTCACGCTCTCTTGCAAATTGAATTGACCGAACTGCAAATAAATACTTCGCATAATAATCTTTAATTGGTCTACATTCTGGGGGGGAATTATCAATTTCTTATCTCCAGACAATCCGTAAACTCCAGCGCGAAGACCGTTTTGCAGGATCTGGACATTACCTTCGGAAAAGAAAACTTGTGCGAGAACATTACATTCGAGAAGACCCTCGATTGCATCCCTGTATTCGGTTGCCTTATTTTTAATCGCTATTTTTTCCGCCATTTGAAACCGGGATTGAGGGTTTGGATTATCAATTATATTCAATCTACCGTTATATCGCGTATCGTCTAAAATGGGCGGATGCTCTTTCGAAGTCCAGTCGCTTCCGGATATTTTTGACATCTATAAAGTTTATTTAGAAATAATATTATACTTGTTTTGTGAGAGAAAATATGTTTTAAGATTATATAGCAAAAATGGATAAATTTTATACCTATGTAGTTATCGTTGCCTTTGTTATACTCGTTTTAGCATTAATAGGACTCGGTATCATTTTGCAGAATCAGGACAAAGGTGAAGTTTTTCCACCCATACAAAGCAAGTGTCCAAATAATTGGGTGAGCTCGGTTTCCGGTTGTTATATAAATAGAAACAAAATGGAAAATATAGGGGACCTCAGTTGCACCAATCTCACGTCAGCTGATCTAAAATATTTGTCACCCGGTACTTACACTACAAATGCTTCAACAAAACAGAGTTCTCTAACTCTGGTCAATGGTACAAATTATGAAATACTTTTTGTACCTGAAGCTCTCGCTTGTGATAAGAGAAAATGGGCTAATATGCATGGCATTCTGTGGGATGGAATTTCGAACTACAACCAGTGTTAGCATTAAAAAATATAACTGTAGATTATAATGCCATCGAATACAAGGAAAAAAACGAAAAGAAAGGGTGGAGCCACTGCTCCCGCCCCCAAAAATATCATTTTAGGCAACTCTATCTCTTTTTCGTCAAACACAGAAAGCGACTACAAATCGATAGGAATTGCCCATGTCACTGAATCGGCAGGTATGAATGTTCTGCGAGATATCGGTACTTCGTGGTTAAATCTTGTAGGTCAGAAAGGTTTCGAATCTAGCGTTCATGATTACTGCAGAGAACAAGCATTGCGTAAACTCATGAAATTGTTAACTACAAATCAAAAAATTTGCGATGTAAAATTGGATGTCGAGACAAATAAAACGACAATTTTGATTCACGCTTACGGGACAATTTATGAGAAAAAATAAGAATATTATAATTATATATATAATATTTTTGATATGCCTTTGATCTTGAATGATCTAGATGTCGAATATTTATCGGGATTCACGACCGCCCACTTGTTGACTCCGAAAAACAGCAGTTTCCCGATAATTCTTAATTTCGGTGAGATACATGCAAATATTAATCATCCCTGCACAGAACCCAATGCAATAGGAATACCGCGTTTTCTAACTCAACTTAATATTTTGGGTTCAAAATTTCATACCGAAATATTTTCAGAGGATTTCATGAATCATGACTTGTTGGTCTTGGCCAAAGACAAAGAAACGACCGAAAAAAAGTGGATCAGAGGAATGGAGAATTCTGAAGCAGATGGTACTCATTTCGGGGCGTTGGGGTTGTTTAATGACTCTGCAAATACGTTGTCATGTTATTACAAGGATCTTAAGAAAAATCATATCAATATATTTAAGGCAAAATGTGAATATCCGAATATTATCTGGCAATATTCAGACGCACGGAAAACATTTCGATCTCGATCGACAAACACGTTATACAGGTTGGAAAATGTTGGCGATGCATATTCTGCCGTCCAAACAATAATAGGCAAACTTGCTTTCTTAAACGACGATTACTTTAATAAATATCCTCCTTTTTTGGTTAAACCAGATAAATTAGATACTCTTGAAAAAAAGTACAACTTTGCAAATGAAATAATCCATGGAAAACACATGAATTTTGATCTGTCCACACTTATGGAGGTTATGCAACTTATAATCGATTTTCACGAATCACCTGGAAAAGCAGCTGAAACCATCGTTGATGTACCGATCGTGATGAAACAGTTTCGGAAACAAATCGGGATCAAAGTAGAAAACTTTAAGCGCCACGTAAAAACATATATAGAATATATTTTAAGCGAGTATGATAGTCACGACAAAGAATTATTATGTTATCTTGATTTTATGAAAGCACTTGTTAATTTTGTGCAAAACAATAATTTCGATGATTTCCAGAATATTGTTAATGCCACAAATGCCATGTTAACTTATAAACCTCTTGCGACTTTGCGAGGCAAATATCAAATGTATGAGGAAGAAACTTCTCCTACCCATCTGGTAACCGCTCCTGCGTCTATAATTATGGATATCTACTTTGTTTTAAGAATCTTAAACAAAACAAAAAAAGATCTCATTTTCAATTTGGCCGGTTACAAACACACCGAACATATTTCCCATTTTTTAACTGAAATATTAAATTTGTATGACGTCGACGTGTTTCAAAGTAAAGATAAAAAAAAATCAAAAAGCCAATGTATACATTTCAATAAAAATATAAATCTTAACGAAATGCTTATTCAGAACAAACAGAAAAGTAGCAAAAAATACCGGACCATGAATACAAGGAGATTGAATACAATAATGTCTTTAAAGACGCGTCGTCGACGGGCTACACATTGATATCGTCCTCGTCATCTTCGTCTCCCCAATCGATTTCTTTCTCCGGTTCTGCATTTTTTTCTGGTTTTTCCGTATTTGATACAGTCATTGCTCCAGATAGCAGCGTGTCTAATTTTTCCGCCAATACTTCTTTGGTACAAAGTATGTATTCGTTTTTGTCATTTTCATATAACATTTTTGTGTATTCGTAACGTTTCAATCGTATATATTCCACAATTGGTCTGATTTCTTTGTCTTGGATTCTAACAATGTCGTCGAGAATGATCTTTCTTACAGATTCCTCGTTTTCTTCTGATAATTCTACCAGTTTCGATTTAACTTGTTCCAAAAGAGCATTGATCTCCCTCTCTTTTCCCTGAATAAGTTTCTTTTTATCCTCGTTGTAATAAATGTGATTATGCGCGTCAGTTAGTGTTTTCAAAAACCCTCCGCACAATTGATATGACTTCATTTGTTCTTCAAACGTTTTCTTAATGGAATCATCCGAAAAATATCGAAATAAAGAGTTCATTTTTGATTGGATAAAATCTGTTTTCAGATTTTCCAAGACGCTTATGTATTCATATATTAAAAACTCGCGATTTTCGAATAATGCCCGGTTGATCGCAAGTTTCCAATCACACTTCGGATTATTCGCACACTGAGCTCCGTAAACTTCGGATGTAATCGTAAAACTCATTCCGCCATTCTTTCCGCATCCTTTGCATGGTGGCATGGCTTTCGGAGTTTTAAAATCCCGTAGTTTCTGCATCAGCTTTTTCGGATTTTTTTCTCTATTGGCGTCGAGCATTTTACTATTTGCTTTTCTGTATGCTTTGGTAACTTCTTTTTCATAGTTATTTTTAAGTTTAAAATATTCGTCTAGTTTTTTCTTATAGTCGTTTTGCATGACTACAAAATCAAGAGTATCAGAATCGAGAGTAATCAAGTTGTTTGAGTAATTTCCATCGACAATGGTAGAAGGAATGTTCACCAAACGTAAATTCGAATTGTCATTGCAATACAGCTGTGTAATGACAGATCCCTTCAAATCCAATTCGCGGATTTTATTGAATTCGCACTTTAGCGTATCTAAAGAACGTGGTATCCGGTCAAGTTTTTCTATTTTGTTGTAAGATATATTTAGTTTTTTCAGGCTCGTTACGTTTCCCAATTCGATTTTCTTTATCTCGTTGTGTGAAACATTCAACACTTCTAGAGATTCTGGTAATTCATCAATGATTTTGATTGTATTGTATGGAGCTTCGATTCGTATTATTGTAGGTGGTATATTTATAATTCTTGTGATGAAGCCGTTTTCGAAAAATAGCGTTTTCAAGTTTGGGAATTTGTCCAACCCTTTTAAATCGACAACTCCGTTTAGTTTTGGAAATTGTATTTCGGTTTTTTTCTTATTAACCGATTCTAAAAATTTATCAAGAATATACTTATCCGAGTCGTCATCGCTATCTTCGGTAATAACGTCAACAACTTTTTCTACATTTTGGCTCACTTGATCTTTGTCTTCATATTCGTCTTCGATTTCTGGGACAGGTTTTGGGTCTCCTGCGTTTTCGAATAACAAATCAACTTCTTCCATTTATATAGTCGCGTTATATTATTTTTCATTTTTCATATGTGGTGGTGGGTATCCCAGTCAACATTTGTCCGGATAAGTGCATATCTCTTTGATATTGTAATCCGCGGATTTTATCTAAAATGTATTTTTGATCTTTTATCGATTGACTTTTTTTTTCTTCGGGCGTCTTTTTTTGCGAGCGGCACAGAAATAAAATCAAAATCACTGAACCGACAAAAACAGTCAAAATAATAGCATTAAAGAAAAATGAATATCGGGTTACCCTGAAATCATGGCATTTTTGCAAAGTCTGGAATAAATATTGGCCAGTTTGTTTTTCGATCAATTTGGGGAATTCTATGGCATTCATATTCATATTTTGTATTCTATATGCAAAGAATACAAACTTATAAAGACAACAAATACAAAACAAATGTATACGAAAGAATCGCAATGAATATGGCGACCAGCCATACCGGAACTACTGATTTGTGTTTGAATCCTATTCCGAAAGGACGGAATGACCCATCCGAATCGTAAGAAATTCCTGGTTTAACATAGTGATAACTCGAAAAAATGAGCAGAAAAAATAAAATGGCAAATTGAACTTTATAAACACGCAATACTTTTCTTATTCCGATTTTCATGTCTTTTCTTTTCTATAACTCGATATTCTTTTTGAATTTTAATTATCATTACCATGACCGAATATATCTCCAGTGTCGTCATCTTCCCCCAGAGGTACAAATTCGTCATCATCTTCAGGTTCATCGTCACTTCCAACATTATTGTCATCTTCACCTGCTAAAATATCTTCTTCAGTTGCTTCGCCTCCAAATTCTTTCAAATCCTCCGCGGTATCTTCCTTGTCATCATAAAAGTTGTCAACTTTCTTACCATATGTGATGAGATTCTTTTGATTAATAAAATATCTTCCTAAATTTAATCTCTTCATAGACACCTCTGCCCTGAAAAGATCGGAGCTGGTTGCTTGAAGACCGGCGAAATATTTCTTGACTGATTGTTTTTCAATTTCTTTTCCGTTGTCGATTATTTTGATTATATCGTTATAAGACATGAAATGTACTTTCGGAATGTCATACTGGAAATAAAATGTGAATAAATCTTCTAAAGATGATTGCAACGTCATTTTCAAATCCATTCTGTCCTGTTCCATGTTGATTTCGCTTTCCATTTCAACCACATGATCCAAGTGTTCAACTGGCGTGTCTTTTTTTTGTTGGGATTGTTTTGTTTCAGTGAGTATATCTTTGTCATCGGAATAAACCATGAACGTTTTGAAAACGAGTAAAATGAGAAAAGTATAACATCTTTGGATCAACTGTTTGTTTTCAGGCAAATGATGTGGGAATAATTGAATCATCGAATAAAACAAATACATCACCGGTTGCAATTCGCTCTGAACCCGGATCAGAACTGGAGATAAAATCGTTTTTGATAGTTTTAGATTATCCAAAGCTAAAAACTTTTCCGAATGAAATCTTTTGTATTCGGTTTCGTCCTCTCTCGTTAGTTTCCACTGTGCCGAAGAAATTTTTGACGAGTGCAACTGGTCAGTCCCGATATATGAAGGGAATATACATGAAATATGTTTCACATAGGACATTACATAATAATTGAGTCGGTCCAGAGACATATCCTTATTATTTTCGATGACGGTACTGAAAAATTTGGAAACAATTTCATTTGATTTCCTGGTCGTATTCCTATGTGCACTCATGAATTTTATGGTTTCTTCTCTCCATTTCTTATTAAGAGGTTCCAAAATATCGTTCAATTTATCCTTTGTGTTTTCGCTGGGGATTTCCTGATCCAACACATTTTTAAACGCTTCCATTACATTCGTATCTCTGAACACGTTTCCTAATTTATCTGTTAGATCATTTACTGTTGCGGTACTTTTGCTATTCCAAGTGACGTCGAGATTGATTTTAGGTTTCATTAAGTTACGCTGTTGGATTTTACTCATCATTTGTGCAAATATTTTTTGGTCGAGTTTAATCCCATTTTCGAGAAGATCATCTTTCTTATCTTGAAATGAAGACAACGGGTCGTATGTTGGGGGCTTTGGTCTGAAAAGATCTGCCAAATCATTGGGTAACACCTGATTTTCATAATCATACCTACAATAAAATATCATGGTTTTAAACATTACTTGTTCGTCGACATTTTGGTACAAGGCAGGAATATCTTTGATTACCGCTTCTGTTATCTTTGCCGAATCGTTATTTACATGTAAGAACGCGGTTTTGAAATTTCTCCGGAAATCATTCATCAGTCTTGAGATCGTAAACATAGTTTTCAAATACAACCCTATTTTTGTGTCGCTTCCGAAATACTGAATGGGGGTCAAACTCATGTTATCATTACAACAAGCATTTTGTTGAAAGGGGACTTGGGACATTGTGTTTAAAAGGGTTTCTTTTTTCTGTAGAATATTTTGTACAAGTTCCACGAACCCATAAACAAAAATTTGAAGTTTGACACCATATGTGCTAGAAGACTGCCATTGTCTTCCATCACCGTCCCTTATGTAATTTTGCAGATTCGTGTGGAATTCCGTAGGCACAAATGTGACATTCCCAGACAAAATGGTGATCTGAACCAAAGGTGGAGAAAAACGCGACCAAATCACAGATGCATTTAAATCGTTGGGAATTTCTGTCGCGTCGATAGGATTTTCAGCGAGGTAATCGCGTTTCGCTTGGAATTTATTCGCCATATCTTCATCGGTTACGATATACTTTGACAAGAACAACTTTACATTTTCTTGGAATTTTTTCCCAGGTGCGATAAGTTTTTTCTGCGATTTCCATAACAGACTGAAAACACATGAAATGTATTCTATACCTTTTTCATTATTGTTTTCGATTTGCAAAGGGTACCCTTCGAATGAATATGTACAACTTCTTTCATATTTTGTCGTATAAAAAGATGGAATCTTTTGCTGTACAATCGACAAAATAACCGCCGCCAAAATTTCCATTTTTCTCGAGCTAAGATATTCCTGATAAGTCCCCATTCTCTTGACATCCCCCCCATTTTTTTTATATTCATCCATTTTTTCAGTGTATGTTTTGTCCTTCATAATGGCTGTTGTGGATGAGAAAAATTTACGGCACAATGTCATGACATCCGCTTCTATTTCATCAATAGGGACAAACGTACTGTCACAAAATGACTTTAGATATTTGTAAATTTCTTTATCGTCGTCTGTGTATTTCGACTCGTTATTTTCAATCTTGGCCTGTCTGAGTTTTCGGACTTCGATCGTATTGGATGTATCGTTCATCTGATCATTTGTGTTTGTCTCGTCATCTAGTGCGAATAAAAATGCTCCCTCCTCTGAAAATTCGAGTTTTTTCAATTCACAACCACTATATCTATCCATGACCTTATCTCCGTCGTCACTCAAAATTCCTTGTTTTTTACAAAGCATATCTAATTTTTTAAGATATGTGCCGTTTTGGAACGCTTCTGCTAAAATGTATAATGACGACTCAAGTAGAATGGCATTTGACTCTGTACAATATTTCCAGCCGACATTTTCCGTTGAAACTGGTTCTCTGCAAAAACTTTTATAAAATTCAATAATCAATGCCTGCCTTCGAGAGAAATTTACAGAGCGGTGAAACAAGCCATCTCTTTTTTTCCAATTTGGAGATACTGTTTTTTCAGATTTTAACAATCCCTTGCCTAAATTAAGAGAATAATTATTTGCGGAAAGGACACGAAGATACATTATTTGTCTAATTTTAACCATCCGTTCGTGCATATCGGCGATAATTGCTTCCATTTTTTCCCGTGATTCTTCAACATGTTTATCGAAACGAGACAGGAGTTCTTGCTTCATATCTGTTCTCGCCTTACGCAACATTCTATCTTTTGTATCAAGTTCGATATTTTCACACGATGTACTGCTATCTTTTTGGTAACATTTATCATTCAGATTACAAAATAGAACCGTAGAATCGGTAAACGCCAATGTATCGACACTATTGTCATATACCCAAGTATTATTATTTCTGACGTAAAACGTTTCTTGTTTTCTCACGTTTTTTTCAATCTCGATTTCTTTCTTGACTTTATCTGGAAGTTGGCTCTCCTCTTCTGAGGATGGGAGTTTCGGGAAAGTTATTAATTTAGCATATTCGCCTTCTTGAACGAATTTGGTTCCTCTTATCATTGTCTCTGCGGTTTCTTTCGCGATACGGCTCGGACAATTGTGATCCTGGACAAGTTTTGACTGTAGAAATATCAGAAATTCATCTTTAGTCTTGTCTTTCTTTTCGTTTTTGTATTTGTCTATGAGTTTGTAGTTTGTAAAATCAAGGTCGGTGTCGTATAATATTTCTTCCTTGTTTTTATCAGCTTTCAATTCATCGAGAGAATGGTAGATTTTGGTAAGAACTCGTTTGTTGCAATCAACCGTATCGTTCAGGAAGGCGTTCTCATTTGGGTCTTCGACATTTCTATCTTCCTGTAAAAAATCTTCTTTGTTGGTTAAAGTTTCGCTTCCAGCATATTTGATAAGTTGTGAGAATAGTTCGCCGTCGTCGAGTTTGTATACTTCGTGTAAAAAAGAAGATGAATTGTACTTTTCTAATTTATAAGAACTATCCATTTTTATTTGAAGTTGTGGTTCAGTGAAAAGAGTGTTGAGCGTAGTCGTTGTAAGATTTTGGTCAGAGATTTCGTTTCCATGACCTTTTTGCATGAATGTTTCATTTTTAAGTTGCTGGTATAATTTGGTTTGTTTGATTTGCCGTTCGAAATATGTTTTTTGGTTTTTCAGTAAAAAATAACGAAGTTTTTTGAGCGATGCGTCTGTCAAATCATTATAGTAAAATAAAAACGGTTCCAAAACCTTGGTGAAATTTTGGACACTATATGTATTCTGATTTTCAACTTGGTACCACTCGATAACTTCGAATATATTGGGTAACTGAGCATTAAGTTTTGCTGTTAATTGCGCTTTTCTATATAGTTTATCTTCGTTTGTCAAATCATCCTCGTTTTCTTGTGATTCGTCCTGTAATATGAAATGTTTGATTTGTTTGTTAATGGGATACAATCGTCGTTGTTTTTTAGTATCATCGTTATCGTTTATTTCGATGTTCTCTTCGAATTGAACAATGTTTTTATTCTGGAGAGTATTGCATTTGTACAAATGCCTGTCGAAGAGGTTATTCGATTTTTCATATATATTTGCACCTTGTAAATACTGTTTCCCGTACAAAACATATTGAGTTGGAAGGACGAGTAATGAATGAACATCCATCGAATCTCCCGGCATGAGAATTGTTTTTTCCGTCACCTTTTTACGGACTTCTGGATAATAATAAATGGCATCATTATACCGCTGTATAGCGAATGCACTAGATCTTGGTTCATTCGTTTGTTTTTTTCCGGGCACGGAAAATGTACTTTTGAAATAATTTTCAGATTCCGTAAAGTTTGCGACGACTGCATCAACATCAATCTTGGTCGGTTGTTTGAAAGAGAAATAATCATTCTTGAATTCTTCAAACGGTGTGAGATATGTCAATGCTGCTCTTTCCATGCGTTCGTAGTTCACAGACTCTGTTTGGCCATTTGCATTTTTATAGAATAATGTATCTCTCGAAACATTCTCGGATTCTAATATCCCTCCAATTTGATTATTCGTGACATCGTGAGGTAATGCATGATTCTGTTCCATGTTATAAAGATCATATAATTTCTGTTTTTGGGTCACAACATGTGTAATCCATGGAACTCGAATATCAAGGTTCATTAAAGAATCGCATAGTGGTTTATGCAATCGTGGATTTCTCCTTGGTCTTCTTCCGAGGATATGTATCCCTTCTTTGAGTGAAAAAGCTTCTCTCAATTCTTCAAATCTTCGGATATGGGTTTCTGTTGCCCGTAATCTATGTTGTGTTCGTTTTTCGTCGGGAATTAGAGCTAGAAGTTCGTTATACAAGTCATTCAATTGTGCTCCAATTTGATATTTCTGTTTTTTTTTCGATATATATGCGACATGTTGATCCGAATCATTACTATCCTGAGAATACTGATCTTTTCTAGCAAGACTCATTAATCGTTCCCGATATGTTAATTCTGCTTCGGCATTTTCAGGTAGAAAAATATCTATCGAACCATCATCGTTGAATACTGACTCTTTATTTTCATCTAAATCATTAATTTCAACTTCGTCTTCTTCATTATCACCCGGTTCTTGTAATGAAATCGGTTTACCGCGAATGCAAATATTTTTGATTTGCAATTCTTCAGGAATGCCCTTGTATGCAAAATCAATGTAAAATTTTTCACTATCCGTCTGACCCGGAACAAAATTTTTAATTTCAATCATATCTTCTTCTAAACCCGTGATCAAGCCGGTTATTATCAATGGAACATCTCCTCCAAATTCGATGTCAAGCCAAGTACCGAACAATAGATTATTCTGGTTGGCAAACCCTTTTTCGGTACTTCTGCTTAGTAAAGTAATCTCATCGACAACATCAGTTAATTCAAATTTTCCGGCGGTAAGTTCAAAAGTAAGTGTTTCGAAACTTTCAGAATTCACCCATGTTGTATGGCTGTTGAGATCGATGTATGACACAAAAAACGTTTGATTGTTGACATTCGGTTGAGCTGATTTTGTGCGTATTATATCTCCCAACTCCAACTGTATAACATCTACTATATCGCCCATTATCTGTATCGGATATATGATATATTCACATATATATTTTAAGAGAATTGTCGTCAGGGCTAAAAAAATTGATCGAGTTATTTCCAGAAAAGTCAATTTCAATAAAGACATGAAAAGAGTATTTGAAAACCAGGAAGGTACGGCTTTTTTAGAAAAATGCACATTTCCGAACTACGAATTGCTAAAACAATGTGTGTTTGAGGCGAACCCGCTATTGGAAGATCGTCCTGAAATCATTGTGTTTGACAAAGTATGTAAACAACAAAGATGTGTCGGGTTCTTTTCGGACAAATCGATAGGATACAAATATTCCAACAAATTAATGGCATCGAAAGCACTTACTCCAAACATGTCGGAATTACTCTTGACGGTGAATACATTACTGCACACGGAATTCAACGGAATGCTGGTGAATACATACAAAGATGGCAGTGACTATATTGGTGCCCACAGCGATAGTGAAATCGGGATAGAAAACGGTGTGGTAGCCCTTAGTTTCGGCGCCGAACGCAATTTCCGAATCCGGAGCAAAATGGATAAAAAAATACTCCATGAAGAAATCACAACAGATGGGTCAATTCTCGTCATGGGAGGTGTCTTTCAGAAAATATATACACATGAGATCCCCGTCCAGAAAAAAATAAAAGAGTCGCGGACATCCATAACCTTTCGCAAACACACGAAGTGATTGGATTCGAGAGAAAAAATTGACATGATGTGGACGCAAGGATTTCCATTTATATTTAATTTTGAACACCATGGAAAACCAGAGCAATACCTTCTTCGACCTCGCTATGAGAGACTACGGAGATCAGATAGATTGGCCGATGACGGTTGACGAACTCAGCATTGATCACTACAGTGACATGAGACAGGTAGGTTATGAAGACATTGATGGGAATTTGAGAGATGAGAGAGGTGATTTAACGTTTATCCGAAGACGTCTATTTGATGACGATTATTTGAGTTTTGATGAAGTAAGAGCGTATGAAGGGCAGTATGAGAATTTCTTGAATGACCAACACCCAGACGACACTATCCTTAGTTACGAAGAGTTCCTGGAACTCCATGGGCTTCCGCTTTCTATTCGGCAACCAGAGGAACCAGAGAAACCGGAGAACATGTTGGACCGGATCACGTTGTTCACGATCGATCCGGTCAGAGCAAGGGAAAACGAACCGGTAGGGGTATTCGAATGTCCGATTTGTTATGAGGAGGCATGCCTAACACAAAGGGTGGTTCCAAGTTGCCGGCATGAGTACTGTAAGCCATGTATGTTGCTGCACTTGGATAGTTTTCAGGACAGACAGCTCGTTCCGAACTGCGCATTGTGCAGAGAACCCTACTCCTACTTGGAAATTTTCGAGCCGAATGTGTTTGAAGAGGTCGCAAATTGTGTTAGAAGAGAAGTTTAGGAAGAGGATAAAGTTAGATTTTTGCGCGTTTATAATTTAAGAAAAAACAATTTTTTTCTGTTTGACGTTAGATGTTTATTTCTTTTTTGTATATATATGACAAATGCCAGGCATTAAACAAATATTTTTGAATGTATTGAACCCCAGAAAAATGACCATTTGGATAATCTTGCTTCTCATTGGACTTTTATTTTCCGGGTATTATGTTTATAATACCATTAAGTCCACTGTGAAAGGAAAAGCAGAGGCCGATGTTCCGAACTCCGGTGGCGCGAGTAAAGATATTGTCGTCTATTTTTTCTATGCGGATTGGTGTCCTCACTGCAAATCCGCGAAAAAACCTTGGCAAAAGTTCCAGTCGAATTACGACAAAAAAGTTATCAATAATTACAAAGTATTATGTAAACCCGTAGATTGTACGGAACCGCACGACAACCCTAATAAACCGCTCATGGAAAAATACGATGTTACTGGCTTCCCGACAATAAAAGTGATTAAAAACGGAAAGGTAATTGATTTCGACGCGAAAATCACTGAAGCATCCATGTCTCAGTTCGTTGACAATGTAGTCGGGAATGATATGTAAATTTGGTCAGTCACTCCGAGGTTATACATTTTCAGTATAGTGATCAAATGAGTATGGGGGAGATTGTGAATGAATTCCCAGTCGTCTCTTTTCATTTTTTCTCCGGTTCGAATCTTATTAAGTAATTCGTGATATTTCATTTCAAAATCAGAAATCGGCATAACCTTGTGTTTCAAGCTGAACATTTCTAAATATTTCATATAAATTATTTTAAATAATGTATATATTAAAGTTGCACCTTTCAATTTTTTATGTTAATGCTTTTATGAATTCTTCAGCAGACTCAATTCCGAACGAAATCATTTTTTTCCGGGCGTCTGCAGATTTGATTATTTGTAGCGCATCCTTAGCATGACAAAAAATTTCCAATTGATGAATATCTGGAGGTTCATCTGTTTTCAAGTCGTTCTTCTTTTTGTCAGACCATAATTTGAGAAACAAATCCAATAGGAAATAAAAAAGGCGAAACGTGGTGCTTTCCTGGAGATATTTCGGTTTTTTCGATTTATCAGTAACCTCTTCATGAAAACCACATACGATACCGAAAATTTCTTTTGTTCCCGAGTCACCAATATATGCCATACATTGTGGCAACGGATAATTTGCATGAATCGCTCCATCGATATAAATTTCGTCATCGTGTTGTTCGAATGGTGCGAAAACAACAGGTAAACAAGATGATGCGCAGATTGCATCGACCAACTTCCATCCAGGATGTGTTTTATGTGATATATCACAAATTTCCAAATTATGGAATTTCGTCGAGATGAAATGTAAATCTTTTTGCGTATATTGATTGAATTCTTCGAGTGTGATGAGTGGAGACAAGTCTTTACCTAGCAATAAAGGGGTCAAAACATCTTTTATTAACGTAACATCATAAACACCTCCTTTGTTTATGCCATTTATAAGAGTGGGCAAATCCGTTTTGAAAAGGAGATGCCATGGTCTATTCACTAAATATTCGTCCAGCGTGTCCCAATCATAGTTTAACAACAAAATGACGGCCAGGATTCCTCCTACTGAAGTCGAAAATACGGTTTGGATTTCCGAGAGAACTATGAATTTATTATCAATCAATGATTTAAATGCACCGTAATAAGCAAAACCCGCATGCGCACCTCCGGCAATAACCAAATGTTTTATATTTGATACTGACATTGTTTAATTTAGAACAAAATGTATATACTCCTTTTTATTATTTACATTTACATAGTAAATAGTCATGTCCGTATTTTTATATGTTGATGACGAAGAGGCAACTTCTAAAGTGAACATTGATGATTTGTTTGAGAGAAAACAAGTCCGCGATCTGAAACAATTATCTATTTTCAATAAAATTCTGGCTCGATGTCAAAAAAGAATACAACTTACAGGTCGTAATAAAAGAAACGACCAACATATTTGGTTTCAAATCCCCGAGTATATTTTTGGCGAACCCGTTTACGATGTAGGAGATTGTATTGCCTTTATTGTCATGAAACTGGAAAACAATGGATTTCATGTCAGATATCTCCATCCGAATACGATTTTTGTAGACTGGAAGAACTATGTTCCTTCGTATGTGCGAACCGAATATAAGAAAAAAACCGGTAAAATAATGGACGAAAAGGGGGGAATCACAGACCCGAAAAAAGAAGAATTAGAAGAAGAAGTCAAAAACGATCAGATTCATACGATTCAACAAAAGAATAAACAACAGTTTACACCCATTGCGAAATACAAACCGACTGGGAAATTCATGTATGATACGAATATGCTGGAATCACTGGAAAAAAAACTAGGGTGATTTTGTCACAATGACAGTTATGAAACTTACTTACATTGTTACCTTTTTATATACAGACTCTGTAATTTGGCTGGAAGCTTGATAAGGATTAAGGTCTTGGACCTTACGTCGATCATCATTGCTCAATAATTTATATACTTCTTCGCCAACATTTTCACCAACTTGAATCATATTGAAAATTTCTGTTGCTTTATCTTTTGTAAGTGCTGATTCTGGAGCTGGAGCTGGAGCTGGAGCTGGAGCTGGAGCTGGTGCTGGTGCTGGTGCTGGTGCTGGTGCTGGTGCTGGTGCTGGTGCTGGTGCTGGCGCTGATGCTGATGCTGGTGCTGGTGCTGATGCTGGTGCTGGTGCTGGTGCTGGTGTTGGTACGAACGACAGTGGGAGTGTAGATTTGCTTTCCTGTAAGATAGTCCCCTGTACTATCGGTATCCCCTGTACTATCGGTATATTTTGTTTTATGACTGGTGTCGTTGGTATAATCTTTGGTTTCTTCTGTGGAAGAGGTTTATAATTCAAAGTCGCGTCAACTTTTGCTTCAAAGTTTTCTTCATACGTTTTTCTATTTTTTCGGTAGTGATCTTCGATTATTTTTGTCATTTGCGTTTCGATTTTTTCGCCAAATTTCGGGCATTGGGCTGTATCAACCAAACATTTACCGATTGTAACTTCTGGGTCTGGATATTCAGATTCACTTTTCAAAGCGGCTAAAAATGCTTCAACCGCTGTAACGATTTTCGCATTAATTGCCTGTTTCATCGAACTGATTGGTTGCAGTAGAGGTTGCTGTTGCTGTTGAGGTAGAGGTTGCTGTTGAGGTTGCTG